GAGGGAGGATGACCTAGCCTTAATCGTTTAGGGCGCCAGGGGGAAAGGGCTGACACCCCTAAACCTTGGAGGGAAAGTACCTCTTCTAGTTTATGTACGGCAGGTATTTTATCGGTCGATCCCTTATCGAAGAGAATTTCTGAGTAATCAGAAGGGGTTTTCGGTATTGGTGAGATAAGGTAGAATAAGCCTGATTAGACCTCATCTAAAGCCTTCCAAGGCTGGCTGCGGCCTCCATCCGGAGAAACCGAAGTTTAAGAGACGATTCTAACGAATAACAAAAGAACTTAACTGTCTTCAACATAAACTCAACTAAACGAGTGTCTAGTCGAGCATGGAGTCGACTGCTAAGCTCTTTTGCGTCCCTTAATGCCATGCTCAAGGTAAAACTTGGGCGACCAGCATTGACACCTTTACTTTGTATGGTGTCTCTGCTGGGACGAAGAGTTAATCTATCAGTTGTCAAAGTTCTCCTTACCACACTGGCTACCATGTACCGTTTAAGACGTTTTGGAGGAAACAAGTTTTTAATTATTTATTTAAAAGCTTGCTACTCCCTTCTTCAACAGTATATTGGTGGCCAGAGACTACACGATCTAACGCCATTCGGCGTTAGAGTCGGTCGGACGCATTCTGGTTGTCCTTCTATAATCCCGGCTATTCATCGCCAGAGGATTCGTGCAGGAGATGTTTGGTATATTCGATTTTGGCTTTCAATCTTTGCACTCTATCGAGTGCTGGATTGTAAGTTAAGCCCGAATTTATCAACCATCTCCGACGGAAGCTCGATGGAGCCCCAATTGCTGTGGGAATTTAGTCAATTCCTCCAGACTCATTTCTTACTTTCTCTTTCTAGATTCCGGAAATCTATTATGAGTCGTGTAAGACTTGGGGATTGGTCTCCATTAAACTTCTTGAAGAGGCTCAAAGCTAAGCCTTTTATGATTTCCAAAAGTTCCCCGGCTATTCGCGGTGGAAACGTGCCCGGTGGCGCCCAGTCGACATCGCCCGCTACTCTTCTCGCTAGTGCCTTTGCCTGGACCATCTCACCCCTTTTTCCATTGTTAAGAAATTGGTGTGAGATGACTCGGTCAAATTGGGTTACTAATCGAATTGAGCAGTGGGGCCAGCACCTATGGGTATGGGAAGATTCCCTACCTTTAGGTCCTGGCTCTCCTGGTTGTCCATTCGAAGCAACGAATCATCTCGGTCGCCTGGGATTCAAAGAGGAACCCGCAGGCAAACTTCGAGTCTTCGCTATGGTGGATCCATTCACTCAATGGCTGTTTCACGGCTTACATAGCACCGTGTTTCAGTTGCTTTCCTTAATTCGGCAGGACGGTACCTTCGACCAATTAAAGCCTATTTATCGGCTGATTACTTGGAAAGAAAAGATCGAACGACAAACTCGATCTAAGATCTCCTTGTATTCATTCGATTTATCGGCTGCGACTGATCGGATACCTATCGTCCTACAGAAAACCCTTCTGGCCCCCTTCCTAACAAGTTGGGGGGCTGAATTATGGGGGTCCCTATTGATTGGTCGGAAGTACCATTGCGGGAAGACCTACTCATCTTCATTTGAGGGAAAGAAATATTCCTTCAAATTGGCTGAGCAAGGCTATCTCGTATATGGGACCGGTCAACCAATGGGTGCTTTGAGTTCGTGGGCTATGCTAGCGTTCATCCATCATGCGTTCGTTCAGTGGTCTGCCTTTTTGGCAGGTAAGGTGAGGTTAGGGACAGGATGGTTCGCAGGCTATGCCATCTTGGGAGATGACGTAGTCATAGCGAGCCGAAGTGTAGCCAAGCAATACGAGCTATTAATGCATCGTATGGGTGTTGGAATCGGAGCTCATAAATCTATGGTCTCCGGTTCAGGCTCAACCCTAGAGTTCGCGAAACGTACATTCCATAATGGAGTGGACGTTTCTCCGATCTCCTTCCGAGAGTTCGTTGTAGGTCGGCAATCCTTCGCCGGTCTCCTCGAACTTGTTCGGAAGTACTCATTAACCTTGGGACAGACGATGTCGGTCCTGGGGTATGGGTATAGGGCTAAGGCATCAGCATCCCAGCGTTTGTATTTAATATCCAAACGGTTGCGTAACTACATTTTAGCTTTCTATGGTCCCGCAGGTCCTGCCTATAAAGGATTAGCGTTTTGGCTACCGATGAAATCGGTGTCTTCTCGTTATAACTTTATAGACAGAATCGAAAGTCTCGTTTTACGATTCTTTCAGCATGAGATTCAACTCATTCTGTCAAAGCTAGACGATCTGTCTCCGTTGTTAAAGGAGGCATATCGCTTAGGAACCGTAAAGCGGGACCGGGAGCATTATATGTCTCAAGCTCGTTCTAGTAAAGCTGCCTGGGTAGAGGTACTGCCGTCCCCTGTGACAGGGGGCCGTCAGGATTCCCACCCCGGGATCGAAAGAACAACTCCGTTGTTCATTATCGATTCTCTTAATGAGACAGTATATAGAGAGCGATTCCTTGATTCGTATATTGCTGCACGGGACCTACGTGCCAAACTCGAAGAAATCATCCTAACATCTCTTGACTGGGGTGTTATGGAAGAACTCTGGGCTCAGTTTCATAATATTGAAACTGAGCTTGGGGCGTTACCCCTTCCGCGGAATATTCACAAGACACCTAGGGATAATATCCCTAAGGATCAAATGGGTCTTCTTAAGAAGTGGTACCGATACTCGAGCTTGTTCCGACAGTCTGATATCCCAGCTGGATTCGTGTAGGGAGTGATTCCTACACGACGAGATGGTGGCCTGCCCAAGACGCTTTGTGCCGCCCGGGGTAAGACCCTTAGGAAGTGTGTGTTACCGTCATCCGTAGCGCTCCTTTGGGCACCCAGCAACAGCTGAAGGTGAACCCTACGAGTTTGGGAGAGAACGGGGTCTCTCTCATCTCCGTATAGGGGGTACTAGGAGGGTAGTGACTTTAATAGAGTCGTAACAATGGGCGAGCAGACGGCGGTTAAGGATTCGTCCTGAGACTGATTAGGTCTGAAGGCTATTGGCTATTTTACCCTAGTACCTCCTATATGGAGGTCTTGGGATCCAACAGGCTGCTCGGGCCGCAGAGAGGGATGGTAAGGGGGAACTCTTATCATCCTCAGGTTTCTACCACCTAAAGGAGGTGGTAGATTCTGATGGTTCTCTGCGGTTCGGTTGCATTGAGGGCTCTATCTCGTCTAACCCAGCGATTTCTTCGTTACTCTTAGGGCCCCATTGGAGGGGTATCCCTAAGATAAACATTTTTGAAACGCATTTGAGCGTAGCGGGGGCGG